TAATGGAAGACCTACACCTTGTGCATTTTCTTCTTCCATTTCCTGTTGCATCTCTTCTATCTCGTCATCTGTCTGACGTAAGACCTTACGCTTTACATAGTCTCTTGAATAATATGTGCCGATATATGGTTCTATGGCAACCATTATATTGAGACGCTCAGTCATCAACTCATGGTCTTTTAGTTCTGCAAAATGATTATCATACACATAGTCAAACTGTATGTGCTCACGCATCTTAGACCAATCTTCTGGAGTAACGATATTCTTCAATACTAACTGTGTCTTCAGTAGATCTAAGAAAAGACCACTAAATCTTTTTCTCAATCTACCAACAAATTTACTGAACATAAGTTCATCACGTAATATCTCAGAAGATCTACCTAAGTTGAATCCACCAGTGTCACCTATGCGTGACTCAGGGACATTCAATGCACGGTATAGTTTTTTCTGGAAATATTCTATGTCTGTAAGTTCACCTAAATTCTGTCCACCAGGTAATGTAGAAATCTCTGTTCCTCTACCACCCTCTCTACGTGGTAACCAGAAGTCCTCAAGCATAGACATGAACTTCTTGTCATCTTTGATTTCACCAGTGTTAGCATCGTATACTAACTTGTTTCTGTAGCGAGACATTACATCACGCAGATATTGCTCTGCCTTTACTTTAGGTAGATTACCAACATCAATATAAAATATTCTTCTTTCGGGTGCTCTTGATAGTCTGTAGATAACCAAGGAGTCTTCAATCATTCTCAACTGATTGAGACCTTTGATTGCTTTATGTAAGTATGATAATGTTAGTTTTTTATTTCTATCTACTAAACCAGAGTGAACATGACATATGGCATCTTTTGCTATTCTTATACCTTTACCAGCAACAGAACCATATCTCTGTGCCATGCCTTGCGGATAGTAGGTATAAAATTCTATTACCTTAGCATCTTTGTTTATAGTTGTCTCACCTGCATAGGGTAAAACTGGAACGCCTTCAGCACCCTTAGCACCCTTCTCATTCTTAGGTTGGATCCTCATCAATTTTATCTTGAGAGCATCAATAAATCTTAGTTCCTGAATACCTTCATCAGGTTTCTTCATATCAATAACTTTATGATAATGAAGTCTACCGTCTACGTACCAATTACGAAATATCTCATGAGACTTACTATCAAAATCAAGTAAATCTTTTACACCTTTGAACTCATTTCTTATTACTTTTTTTAAACTATCACTGACACTAAGGTTATCTAAATTTATCTCAACTGGAGAATCGTTTTGATCAGATACTATCGCTTCATTAACCACGTGTTCTATGGCAGTATCACACTCAGGGTGTAATGCCATATCACGGTATCTTTTTATGATGTCAAACTCTGTGCGAAATACACCCTCAATATCAACGTATTGTCCATAAAAACCTGTAGACAGATAATAATCAGCCCCATCCTCATTGTTTTGAGGAACGGGACTGACTATGCCTTTAGGTTTCTTGGACTCATCTTCTATAGAGAATCCAAAAAGTTTCGCCATAATATTATTCTACTTTGTTATACCGTATTTATTATACTACAGAATCGTTACTTCTGCCATCATATGCTTCCCACCACTGTACTTGGAGGGTAACTTGGAATTCTTCAATGGTGTCTTGAGTGTCGTAACTCAATTCAATACCACTAACTGCACTTGGCCAACATCCCTTCATACTGTATCTTCTCAATACAGGAAGAGTGGCACCACTTTGATCTCCACGAGTATTAAGATCTGTGGATGCACGACCTAATTGGTTTACAGTCCAGTCAGTAAAGTATTCTGAAGGATTGATAGTGCCAGATCCATCAGACACTTTGATTATGAAGTTTGCCCAACGTTCAAATGCTTCTCTTAGTTTGAAGTCACCGTCGTTGAGAACAGTAATTGTCCAAGGATCAAATCTTCTATCACCTGCTACCTTTAGTTGTCTACCTCTAAAAGGAACAACAACTTCGGCAATATTTGATGCAGGTAACTGAGCACCTTTGATCATCATCCTATGTGTGTCATCTTTGATCTCGTCATCAAAGATACCTAATCCATCAGGGAAGTTTAATTCTACCTCAAAGAGGTTAGGACGAGCACCACCCTGAGCCAGTCTGGTCTTGAATGAATCAATAGACCTTGTGTTATTGAGGACTGAAAAAATGTTCTTGTCTAATGCCATGATTGTGGGGGTCTCCTATTACACAGTTCCTACAACTTCACTGAATGAAACTCCAGTGCGTGTAGCTACGAATGTTAGTCCGATGAAGTTAATCGAACGTGCTGGTTTGATGAATACATCCGCAATAAATTCATTACGGTCAATAACATCAGCAGTGTTATTAGTTTCATCACATATGAGTAAGAAGTCTTGAATTCCTCTCTTTGCTTGTACATCCCTTAGGAATGGTTCAACAACGTTGACGAAATTAGATCTCGTACCAGCATCGTTGAGCTCAAAGAGTGCTGCTTTGGCAGCATTTTCAACCGCTTTTTCTACAACAATAAAGAGTCTTCTTACGTTGATTCTATCAAATGCACTTTCAAATGATAGTGCAGTCTTATCTCCGAATAGAATAATACCAGATCCAGGTTGTGAAATGATTGGATTGATTCTATTTGCATAGAGTCTATCTCTAGCATCTTGACCAGGATTGAACGCAAGTTTCACAGGGAAGTTCAAACCACCTCTTGCCGTACCAGCAGGTGAGAACCAAGGGAAGTTATCTCTATCTGTTCTAACCATCAATCCAGCGATGTCACTAGATGAAGGCATGTAAACAAACTTTTTGTTGAATCTATCATATACGTACTGATAACCCGAATCAAATACTGCGTAAGATGATGAGGTTATTGGTGAGAAGAATGATAAAACATTGTCCAATTGATCTGTAGCACTAGCAACGTTTACTGTAGCACCTCTATGAGGAGATATAACAGCAACTGTATCCTTCCTGCCCTCGGCAATCTGGATCATTTTGTTTGCTTTTGCTTGCTCTTCTTCTTTGGTCTTATGTGCAGAACCTTGTAATAGGAATCTAATATCACTATCGACAGGATCAGCAAATTTATCGTATCCTGTTAGAATGTCACCTAATGGTGCATCAAACAGTCCTACACCCGTGTAGTCTTTACCACCCACTAGTGGATATCCTACATTTCCTAATGAGGCAAACTTAATGTTCTTTACGTTTTGACCCCATGCTCCAGCGTTATCTGTTACAGCAACAAACCCACTACTAAATCCAGACGCTAATGGTTGAGTACCATGATGGGTATCTGTTCCAGTTACAGGTGATGCACCAGCAAATATGTATTCTGAGTTATCTGCTAGAAAATCTTTATAGTAAATTGATTTACCACCAGATTGTGTAGTGTCTTTACCCTTAGATAAGTTAGGGAATTTTTCAAGAACAGACCCTACATCACCAGTAACACCACCACCTGCGTCTACTATTACAAAGTGAATAGCGTCATTCGCTCCGTCTCTTTTTGTAACGAAATCGTTTGTTTTTGGTTTGTTTAATACTGACTTCCAAGGAAGAGTAATAATATCAGAACCACCGTCTGCAACACTTGTTAGAATATTCTGTGCTGTGTACCAGTCACTTATAGTGCCAGAGGCAGGTGTAAACCTACTGTTTATATTAGCAGTACTTGAAGAGTTGATACCAACCAGATTACCTGTTCCAGTTTTGAACTCAAGTTGAGAACCTTCTTGATAATCTACTAATGTTTCTACACCAGCAACAACTTTACTTACTACTCTTACATCTATAGTACCTGCTCCAATATTAGAGATGATACCTTTCAACATACCACTTGCAGCAGCAGTAGTACCAACACCAACTGTAACACCAGTCAATGATTGTGTAACACCATACCCAACAAATATGTTAGTAGTGGTAACGCCAGTAAATGTTTGATCTGCAGCGTTATCTATAACTGCAACTCTTACATTTTCTGCCCAATGACCTGGATTTTTTGCAGAAAAATACCAAGTGGTATCATCTGTATGATTGTTTATGTAATCTTCGTATCCGTCTACTCGAAGACTTCCTAATGATGCTTGACCTGATGCAGCGTTTGCTGTGTTTAGATCTCCACCACCTACACGAACAACATCTAACTTACCACCGTATGATAAGAAATTTGCTGCACCATACCAACATTCGTAGTGGAAGTCAGTTGTACCCACACCTGGTTCACCAAATGTGTCAACCAACTCTTTTTCATTGTTAATTCTAGTTATCTCATTGATAGGTCCTTTACGGAAAGGAGCAGCAATACCACCAACGACGTTGAGTGTAAAGTCTACGCCACCCCTAGTAAGGTCAACCTCTCTTACTGAAATACCTGGAGATGCTAATCGAAGTGCCATTCTAACTCCCTGCAGTACCCGAACTTTTGACTGAAATTATTTAGGTTTTTCGTCT